CATTTCCTCCATACTTTCTAATAAGGTTCTTAATTTTACTATTATCCGGTTTTTTCTCCGGCTTTTTTTTATCTTCAAAGCCTACATAATCAGCTTCAAATTCTTCTGCGCGGATTTCAAAGGCTTCCTCTCCCTCTTCTCCCGCTCTAGTTTCCACAGTAGTGGACGGATACCACGGTCTCATTGTGTCATCGATCAGAGATACTTCTTTCAATACTAAATCCGTAATGGTTCGAACCGGCATTCCGTTTCGATCTGCACGCTCCTCTGTTGGACTTGTAAATCCGAACGACCAACCACGAAGTCTTTTTTCTTTGGCTTTCTGCACAACTTCTGGGTCGGCGATCTCGGCGTGTGCTCTTAAACCTACTACATCTTCTTTAAGTGCAAGATTAGACTTTGTTCCACCAAGAATCTTGTCCCATTTATGATTTAAAAGAATCTTTACTTCTTCCGCTTTTGCAATCGCTCTTTGGAATGCTCCCGGAGCTATTCGCTCAATAAAGTACCCTCCCTTTCTGTCTGGGATTGGTCGGCTGTCTCTATCTGCGACGTTAACATATCCGTCAATGATGACTTTTTCTCTGTCTCCATCTGCTCTAATTTCAATTCTTGCCCTTCTTTCTCACCTCCTAGCTTATTAGACTGATTTGTATTAGGTGTATATACCACTTTCGTTTTTGGGTCATACAAGACATCTTGCAGTCCTAATTTGATAAATTCTAATCCAAGTGGTTCCATGTTTTCTTTTTCACGCACTTCATCCACTTGCATCCATCCAGTTTCGATTGCTTCTTTATATGCACCAAAACGCTTGTCCGCATCACCTTTTGTAAGTTCGTATGTGTCTGCTGCAAAAAAGTAGTCTTCTTTTTCAGCTTCTAGTAGCATGGATTTGTTTAACGCTACCATAAAAGCACCAAAGAAAGCATTCACGCAATATTTAATAAACGCTTTATCTCCTTGCTCCGTGCCGATATTATCCGGCACTCCCAAGATCGTTCGAATTTCCTTTGCATTCGTCTGCTTATTCTCATTTAACTGCATTTCCACGGAAGTGTTAGAAGCCTCCTGGAATTCAAGTCCATTGTTCAGAATAATAACATTCTCCGTATTATTGCTGTACAGTTTTCTCCATGCCTTTTTCAACTTATCAATCGCTTCTTGAGTCAGATTCTTTGCAGATTTAACAAATCCTTTCTTATTTCCACCCGTCTTTACAAGTCCTTCCTCATATTTCAGCGAATTATAAGAAACGCTTAGAATTTTGCTGTTTTCCTCAACTATACCAATCCCTTTCATTCCATCTCGTGTGTTCCGCAACACTCTTATGAATTGTTCCGGGAAGTACCTTTTCCCCTGTACCAACAACGCATATTCTTTAAATATCACATCTGTGTTTGGTGCATAAGATACGTAATCAGAGCGAACATACCGTAGCGACCGTATATCCATTCCAACCCAGTCCACATAGATATTCCCATCCCCATCAAGCAAATAATCTTTCACAAGTGCCTGTTTCATCATGTTAGCATCGAGCGTATCCCCAGTATCTTCGTTCAACAGGTGTGTTCTCCAATCCCCTTTTACTTCTTCTACTCGTTTTGCGCCACGCTTGTACAGCTTAATCGGCACATTAGCGACCGTTTCCGCAATTTCATTTACCGCTCCAGCCAGTGCCGGAATCTGCATTGCTTTTTCTCTTGTCATTTCATCGTTTCCTAGAAATGCCTTTAAAAGCGGTTCTGCAATCGCCGATTCATCGATCATGTTTGGTTCTGCCCTTTCCTTTCGTTTAAAAAATTTCCTTACTGATTGCTCCTTTCGAAATAAATTTGAAAATCTCCGTCTTTGGATATCTCTATACTGTAAATATCATCTTTCCTGCTTTCAATAATTTCCATCAATGCTGGATCGATATTACTAATCACAACATGCGGAGTCGTTATTATAACTTCATCTTTTAAAGCGTATCTCATTCTTTCCAAGTCTTCTTTAGGTAAAGCTTTTTTCATTTTAACAAACACAATATCCTCCTATCCTACCTGAACAACAAAATCGTCTGAGCCATACATTACATACTGTTGCAGTAAGTACATTGCATTAATCAGACTTACTACCATGTCGACTTTTCCCTCTGATTTTTTCTTGTTCACATACTTATTTCTATTGGTGTCTTCCGTACACCTTGCATTTTGGAAGTTAATCTCTAGCATTCTGTTTGACATATAATGAAATTGCTGTTCCAAAACAAGTTCTCTTAACCACTTAGTCGGCTGGTGTAACACAGAACTATGCTGTTTGATTTCCACACATTCATATCCATCTTCTTCCAACTGTTGCACAGTTGCTAATGCGTTCCATTTGTCATATCCTATCTGTTGAATTTCAACACCGTATTCACTTTCAATCTCAACAATCTTATTCTTAACGAATATATAATCAATCACTTCATTTCCACAAGAGAAGCAATCTCCATTCGCAATCAAGCGCTTGTAATCAACGTGTTCTTTCTTGCTCTTGAACTCCACTTTATCTGTCGGAACAAATCCGAATACTTTTGCATATACGATTCCGTCAACGATTGTTACCATTGCGAGAGCCGTATTGTCATCCGTCTGCGACAAGTCCAAGCCAAGCCATACTTTCTTTCCTCTCCAAAACTCTTTGTTGTTCTCAATCCTACACAGCTTTACTTTTTGGATGTCAATGTATCCCTCAACGCCAAGGCCCTTATAGAGTATGTTGTTGTGCTTACACAAGTAATTCTCACGCTTATTCTCATACAGAACCGCAATTGCTCTTTTCTTCACAATTTCATCGAAAATGTATTTGTGTGCATAAGCTACCGGATTACTCTGGTAGATACATAAATCGTTCGTCTGCCATTCTTCACCAATTTTTAATTCATCGTTTGGCTCGTAAAGCAAAGCGAATGTTCGTCTATCATCCAGTAATCCGTCAAGCGTTTTCTTGGCAATGTCTATCTCGTCTATCATGGAATTGTCATCATTCGGATATTGTGTGCTAATGATAATCCCGAGCTTATTGAACAATGTGATTTGAGAGGATCTCATAGCCTCAATCGGATATTCGTCCATCGCCCCACATTCATCCGCCAGGAACGCATGTGCCATCTTTCCATCCATACCGTCATTTGAATATGCAAGTGGTGTATACTCGTTGTCATTCAAAAGACAAATGATTTGACTTCTTAAAATTTTAAATGCCGGCTCGTCTTCGTCATACAACGCTGGGCTTACCTTTATAATTTTCCGAATCGCTAATTTCAACTCGGAAGAAAGTGCCAAATCAGGAGCTACAGAAAAGAATCGAGAGAAGTCCGGTTCTGTCAGCATTAAAAGTATAAAAATAATCGCACTATTGAATGTTTTAAAATTCTTTCGTGCGATTTCTAATACTGCTGTTGTATAGAATCTTATATCCCGCTCTGTATTCTTTAATTTTGTGCAAAGCGTTGCCACGATAAACAGCCATGCATAATCTTCCAATCCATCGTATATCGAACATCTCAAATCTGGATGTACCATAAGTTTTAACAACTTACATATCTTTTCATAGGATTTCTCATCAACAAAAGCATCTTCATCGTTCCCATCTGCTATCTGTAGCCAACTCTTACATTGCTTTTTAACATATATCGGTGCATATCCTACGTTTTCCTCAACGCACCACTTTGCATAAGCGTATGCCTTTCCGTCCTTAACCACTTAATGCCTCTTTCAGAGCATTGTTTTTCTTTTCAGGGGTTTTGGGAATGCTCCTGAGAACAGAAGCAATAGTCATCACATTCTCTTTTTCAATGTCAAAAAGCATCTTCCTTTTCGCCTGTATTTGCTTATCGTAGGATATAAGCTGCTTCGCAAGATTATCTTGTAATTTCAAAAATTCTGTAAATTCCATTTCATCAGAACGTATTTCCAATTTATTCATTAATTCTTGCACATGCTCTCTTTTTTCTTCGAACTCCGCGCATTCCGCAAGAGTTAAACAGTATCTATTAATTACACTTCCGTATAGGTCATCGCTCTTATCGATTCCGGATAATAATTTTTTGACCCTCAAAAATTCCTGATGTGCTTTCGGATTATTTTTCACTTCTTCCGACTCTTTTAATTTCATTCCGGAAAGGAGTGAATTTTCCGCTTGCTCCCTGTTCCGTAATTCTTTTTTTGTTCTATGCGATTTGCCTTCCAATTTGATTACGCTTGCTGGCTTTGATGGTCTAGCCATATAAATTCCTCCTTTCCTTTCTCATTTTGGGAATAAATTATAAATCATGGTGGGGCGTCGGTCGTGAAAACACTTCATTAGACTAAAGTGCAACTCCCGGGGGATATCACCCACACGCTGGACAGTCAAGCTTGCTCTCTTGTTCTTCTACTATCCTCAGCAATTCTTTACGATTAATCTCTCCACGCTCAGCCATCTCGTGATGCTTGGAGCATAGAGATATTAGATTACTATCATCAAGTCTGTTGCCCCAATCCTCTGCTATAGGTACTATATGATGCACTGATATATTGTCTGTCTCATATTGTCTATCTGGATTATGCAATCCTCTTACACATACCTGGCAACAGTAGTTGTCACGTTCTCTGATAGTGACACTCTTCTCTTTCCATTTGTGAGACCTATGAAAGTCATACACTTTCTTGTTCTTAGCAGAACGCATTGACTGTCTTTCTCTAATCTTCTGTTCTTTCTGTTTGCACACATATTTACTATCGTGAATTCTTCCGCAATAGCTGCAAGACTTTAACATATAACCACTCCTTTAGTAATTGCAGGAGAAGGAATCGAACCTTCACTTTCGGCTAAGGAGACCGATGAACTTCCATTGCTCTATCCTGCTATAATAATTAGATAACAAAATGGCAACAATCTTTCGACTGCTGCCATTTACATCTGCATACACTTTTCGTTTTTATCATACTAGCATATTTTACCGTGACAGTGAGTGACATTTTTATAATTTATCAAAATATCTTTTATGTCGTTGCTTACAATTGTCTTCTGTGTACTTTATTTTTCTCTGCGGGAAGATTTGATTCATTTGCATGGCTACTTTATACCAGGGAAGATCGTCTATGTAATAAAATCTCAGCATCATCCTTAATTCACTTTTTTCGATCTGCTGTATATATTCTTCTACTTGTGTTTGTTTCTCTAGCAGATCCATTTCTAATCGTTCCAATTGATCTATTTTCTTTATGTATGCGTTTTTCTTTAGCTCGATCGTCATCCATGGTTTTCCTTCGACTCTTACCGTTCCAAGTGACTTTCTTCCTTTCTTTCCACGTGATACTGTATCTATTACAGTTTCTTTATTGAGTTTTTCCAACGCTCTTTTATCTTTCTCTATCCTTCTTCGTAAGTCTTTTATTTCCTCTTTCATATCTGCGTACTCAATTAGTATTGTTCTGTCCATCGGCAATCACTCCCTTTAAGTTAACTCCCCATTTTGTTAAGCACTGTTTTACTCCGTATTCCTTGCGTACGTCTCGTTTAAATGCAGCTCTTGCTTTATTAGGAGGCTTGTTTGTTTCCATCTCGTCATAATGACTGTTTCGTTCAATCTTTCGTTCGTCACTGGTGTGTTTTCTCTTCATATCTGATCTCCTTGTAAATTATCCTTGCTCCTTTTGCAATTATGTAGCCTGCTGCCACAAATCCACTTATGACAGTAAGAGCACTCGCTACAAAATCTAATGTTTGTAAAAAGTACAAATTATCACCTTCTTTCAAAATTTAGTTTTTTTCTAAAATAGCGTTAGTTTTCCTCGACTTATGTGTATATATAGTAGAGGAACTTATAATATCGAGGTCGGAGTAACGGCACTTAAGACCGTGCTCCGCTGTCCTCTTTAGCTTATCCAAATGAAACCTGTCCATTTTTTTGCATATATATAATTGGTGCTGGTGCCCGTTCTCCGACTTTCAGATAACTGCAATTTGCCTCCACCAGCTTCTTAGCCATAATTGGTACTACACTATTCCCGATTCTTGCCACTTGCTTTGCTACAGGATAACGATTCCACTTATAATCTCTGTCAATGATATAGTCTCTTGGAAATCCCTGTCCCATTTTTAACTCTTCCGGTTTCAACATCCGCAAGAAAATATCTAATATCACGTACTCATTTCCAAGCACCGTAATCATAGCGAACCTATCTTTTGTAACAACCGTATGTAATGGAGCGTTTAAGCTTTGCCCGATTCCACAACCATAATATTCCATGATAAACTGACTGACCCATGTACATTTCTGAGCTATTTCCTTGCTGACTCCGCTTTTCAGTAATTCTTTCCAATCCATTGCGTATACCGATACCGTTCCAAAATGTCCGGGCGATGTGGTAATCGTATGAATAGGCTCATCTACCCCTTGACCTGTACCGCTTTTATAAAACTTTGTCATGTAAGACATTACAAGACCATAACGATTGCTCGTGTCAATTGTCTGTATCGGATTGTCTAGTTTTTGTCCTCGCACCTCATTCTTTGAAGTTTCGGAGTGATACTGAATCAATATAGGACTTATCAAGCGATTGTGATCTACTGTAGTAATTGTTGAGACTGGATTTTTCACATCATTTCCAGCTCCTTTATAATTCCCCCCGAACGTTTTGTCTATATACGGTGTAATAACTGGGGTCACTACTCCAAAACCATGTTTCTGTGTAATAGTCGGAAGTAGTTGGTGTAAGTTCTGTCCCTGAAAGCAATCTCCACCATGATTCACCTGAACTATGAACGGCTCCGGATTATTAAATACAAACTTTTCTAACCCTCTTGCAATTCGATTCATGGTGTTTTTCGCAAGTGGTTTCTTCCGCCCAAAGATAGACTTTCCAAAGTCCTGTAAATCAAGATACTTCCAAATAGGCTCCCAAGGTTCCAATCCGTTTTCTCCACCTTTACTGTGTGTCTGTTCCGGCCACATAATCTTTTTCCCGTCTCTCCTAAAGACCGCATACCATCTTTTTCTTGTTGTAGGTGCACCATAATCCGCAGCAACCAATTCTCTACTATCAAAGATGTATCCAAGACTTTTCATAGCTGTAATGAACTTCTTATAATCTTCCCCTCTTCGTTCCTTAATCGGATGTCCGTTTTCATCCAAAGGTCCCCACTGTTGAATCTCTTCCACATTCTCCATAATTATAATTTCTGGAAGTATCGCCTTTGCATGCTTATATACCGCCCAGGGGAGAATCCTCAATCCTCTTTCTCTCGGTTTCCCTCCCTTCGCCTTACTGTGACTTGTGCAATCCGGACTCGCCCACATCAGAGCTACTCGTTTGCCCTGTACATATTTTTTCAAGTCAACCTTAAAAATATCTTCTGTGAGATGTAGCGTATTCGGATGGTTGGTCTTGTGCATCAAAATCGCATCCGGATCGTGATTAATCGCAATGTCTACTTGTTTTCCAAGCGCCATCTCTATTCCGACACTCGCTCCACCTCCACCAGCAAAGCAATCAATAATTAAATCATTCATCTTCTCCTACTCCACTTTCATAAATCTGCTCATAATATGTTCTGTTGCTGAGTTGTCTTTGTTCGGCTTGTACGGTTCCGGAAGAGGTTGCCATGCAATACATCTTGCTTTTGTTCCGCTCACATCACCACTCCAATGCCCATCAAGTTGCCAACCGATACCATATGTTTCAAACATGCAATCATACTCTCCATACCGGAAGTATTCATACCAAACTAAAACTTTTTCTAAAACTTCCGGCAATCCGTCCTCTACTGGAATCCAACCGTCATTGTCTTCATCGTCCATGTGGGAACGAATGATTTTATCAATATCATACACATGGCAATTGTTTCCTATTTCGCAATTTAAAAACTCATTCAAATGTGAACTGACAATATTCATTGCTCTTGCCATTCCCTCACATTGCTTTCTTCCGATTTCTTTGTTTGTCATTGCTTCATGCTCAATCTCTTCCAAAATCTTCTCTAGTACGTTCATCATTACACTCCTCTCAATGCTTTTTCATTTCTTAATCTATGCCACAAAGCAACTCCGCTGTTGTCTTTACTTATTTCTTTTTTCCAGTTATCCCAATTAACGGGAATAAATTCAATCCACTCTTTGTCTGATAAGGAAATAGAAAGGTTATCTCTCGCTTTATCATCTACGTTTAAAGGCGGTTTCCACAGATTTATGTAATATATTTCATACAAGTTCATATCTGCTTCCGTCTCAAACATTGTATATTCAATCTTTGTCACGTTATGGATATCTATAACTCTATGCATTGGTTTCGCAAACATATGTCCTCTAATCCTAGCTTGTAATGGTTGCTTGGTTCTTCCAACATACGCCAGACATTTTTCATACCAAATTCGATATAAAATAAAACCTTTTGGACTTGCCATCACTCCACCTCCAACAAATCTGCATTATCGAAAATATTACCGTATACTTCAAATTCGCTTCGTTTAATGTAAAACTCCGTCAATGGCATTGGAAGACAAAACGGTTCACATTTGCTCAACGCATCTGTTTCAATCACTTCTGTATGCCATCCGACAACTTCATCAACTTTGTTCAGCGTTTCTACATCAATTACACTAAATTCTCCAAACACAACTCTTGCTAAATCATCATCGTTCTTATGCCCTCTTACAATATCATTCTCCCAAATCCGTTTACCGTTCTTGTCTGTAAGTCCGGTGTATTGGCAGATGGTGTTCGGTTCTACCTCGTGCATAACAATAATCTTTCCAAGTTCACCGTCAATTTTTACTTTATTTGCTATTGGGTGAATATAGTATTTCCCACCACTTCTGACCAAATCTCCTTCAACCCAAACGTTATTAAACGCATTTATTGGATTGTCTTTTTTAGTCGTCTTTGCTTTAAAAATGATTTCTCGCATATTACTCACTCCAATCTAATCTCTGTCCGCAATTCGGACAAAAATCATATCTGTCATAATCTACTTCATAGTGTTCCTCGCAGTTCGGACAAATCCATGTGTCGTAAATAAGATTGCCTTCATTGTCATATCCGTCACCCTCATAGTCTGGTCTTTTCGCTGTATCCCGTTCCTTCAACTGCTGCACCTGCTCTGGAGTTAATCCGGTATCTTCGTACTTTTTCAACCGCATATTTGCTTTTTCTTGCCATTTGCAAATTCCATATCTGCACGAGTCATTACACTCATTATTTTTATAATTACAAGCCGCGGTCTCATTTCCTCTTATAATTATTGTTTCTTTTCTTGTTAATCTGCTCATGCTCTATACCTCAAACTTTCCAATTCTTCATAATCTGATACGCCTGTTTCAGCTGATCAGTATCAAAATATCCAAAGTGACGCATTGAAACTTGTATATTCATTTTCTCTGCAAGTCTCTTGTACATCATCCGCCTTTTCTTTCCCCCTTCATTTTTCCAAAAGGAGTCAAATACTTCATGACATTTCCTTTTCCACTCACGCATCTCTGCGTTTGCCAAAATTCCCATTGCCCTTTTCGGCCAAGGTTTATGTGTTCCAACATAAGCACCACAAGATTGACATCTATAGCAATATCCACTTCCATATTCTCTCCCATAAATTACAGAGTTGCTTATGCATTCTACTTTTCCACCGCATAGATTGCATACCTTCGGATATAAATTCACTTCTTTCATACTGCTGTCCATCCTTAATTCTCCTGTCCGATCTTAACTCCAAGTGTAGTCGCAACATCTAGATCGTGATTCTTCTTGTAGTACTCAACGATGTCCTTGAAATACTTCTCATCATCCCCGATCTCTTCCATTCGTCCTTTCACAAATTTCAGAAACCTTGTCAGACCATTCTTTTTGTATCGGTGCTGCATTTCCAAATATTCGCATCCAATAAATGCTAACCAACACATTGCCTGTAGGACTGCCTGTTCCTCTCTATGATTATTCGCCTCGATAAATCGTTTATCTTTCAAGATCTTATCAACGTCCTTCGCTACTTTATTGCGTCTATGTGCTTTATCTACCCAACTCATCTTATCCTCCATGCTCTTTGGCGACCTCTTAAACCGCCACCTTGAAAATACATCTCGCTGATACGTCCCCTTTGTCTCACTCCGTCATAATAGATTAGCCGCCGATACTTTCCGTCATACTCATCCTTTTCCAGTATCTTTTCAACACATACTGCTTCGTACCATGCGTGAGATTCTGTACTCATGTCAATCGCAATCACTTTACCGACAGACTCGGCTATTTCATCAAATGTCATTTCTTCACCAAGTCGATTTTCTTCCAACCAATCCCCAGGCTTCACTGGATGTTCGATAAAATCAAACAAACTCATTTGTCCTTCCATATTCTCTACTCCATATAGCTTTGAACGCTATGATCTAAGACTTTTCAGCATTTCCGCTTTTTTCTGCTCTGCAAGCAACTCTCTGACAGATTCCTCCGGGAAGTCTACCTCGTAACAATTCTCTTTTAGCCTGCTTATGATGCGCTCGTCATATTTGCTCTCACAAAGCTTCTCGTTACTCGTAAAAATCGTCACTTTCCGCCGCACATAGCGCTCGTTTAAGATTTGATAAAATTTCTCATTCACCCAGTCCGAAATCTTCTCGGCTCCGAAATCATCTACGATCAGCACTTCTGTTAGGCACAATTGATCTATCAGTCTGCTCTCTGTGTAATCGCTCCCCTCATGCCACGTGTCCTTTATCTCTTTCAAGATTGCAGAGGCTACCGCAAATTTCACTTGCTTTCCTCTCGCAATCAATTCATTTGCGATTCCTGCCGCCATCCGGGTTTTTCCGGAACCTTTTGTGTGCGATACAAGATACAATCCCATTCCGGCAGCTTCCATCTCCTCAAAATTAGCAAGATACCGTTTTACGATATTGCAAGCGAGATTAATCTTCGCTATGCTCTCCTGTTCTCTGTAGATGTCTGCCCGGAATGTTTTAAGCGTAAGCTCCCGGAACAGCTCCGGTATGTTCGCAAACCTCAGACGGCTCTCCGCGATTTCTTTCGCCCGGCACTCACATTCCCGTGAAAACCACAAGCCATCCTTTTTGTACGGTATCCACCCCATACCGCCACACTTTGGACACTTAGAATCCCGAGAACTCTCGCCCAAGTCCTGCTTCGATTCCGAGTTCTGTGAGGCTTTTTTCATTTCTTCCAACTTCTCCTCCAGCGTCATGCTTTTCTCCTTTCTCCACTTTATCGTCATAATTTCCATCTAGTACTTTTGCCATGTTACCATCCATAATCAACCAGTCGAATGTAGCGGACCAGTTCCGGTTGTTCTGCCCTTTCAGAAATCTGCTCCCCTCCGCTTTTTCGAACAATGCCTGGAAATCATCAACTGTATATCCTGTATTCATCCTTGCACGGACAGCCTTTTTCCGCCTCTCAGACATGGTCTTCAATGTCGGGTAAGATACACAGATACTGTTGTACAAGTCGGAAATCGCCGCAAAGTCGATTTTTTCTTTAGATACGTTAGTATCTTTCTTTTTATTTTTAGTTTCTGTTTTATATTTATCTATGTCTACGGTTTCTGCTACTTGTTGTACTACCGTTTCTACTTCGCTTTTTACTACTGGATTTACTACCGTTTCTACTTCGCTTTTTACTACGTTTTTGAAAGTGAAAGGTATTAATCTGTATTTGTTCGGGCTTCCTTTTTTGCCCTTTTGGTATTCGATTAAACCAGCTTTTAGGAGATCGTCTCGCACCTTTATAAAGGTTGCCTCACGACTCATTTGCATGGCTGCCATCAATCTCAGGTTATCTACTGTAACCCACTCAGGCCAGTTACACTTATTAGCCTGGTACATTAATCTGTACCAAAGGAGTTGGGCGTCTCTGGTCAAGTAGTTATTTTCGAGCCATCGTTCGAAGGCGATAATCTCAGCTAAGTAATTCAAGTCATCACCTACTTTTTATATATTTTTATAAAGTCATCTAATGTCATTGTTACCTTCCACTTTTCACCATTTTTTCTGTGCATTACAACAGGTATTTCTCCATCTTTACTGTCTGAAATCGACTGCTGCATTGCCTTTTCGATATTAAGGGCTTCTACTCGCTTACATTCAATATGCATTCCCGGTATTCCTACAACGTCCGCATCTCCATTAGAGCCGCAGTATTGCTGTCCTCTTCGCGCTTCATAGCCATATTCCCTGAGTTTCTTTGCGAGTTCACGTTCTCCAGATGCCCCTTTTCTTCTGCTATTCGTCATTGCATCACCCCTTTCTCCTCCAGATAAACAGATTGTGCAGCAGGAGGTATTTTGGCTTACGTTTTGTGATATACTATTCTGCCATGAACAGTTTACGGGTTACTCTATAGCAAAGGATTTCCTTTGCTAACTTCTGTAAAAAAATTCTTGCCGGAACTGTTCTTCTGTTCCGTAATGTTCTAAATAATACGCCTTACAGCGTTTCTTTAAATCCTTATCTATCTTTCCTGCATCTTTTCCTCTATGTACTCCATTTGGATGCAGATCCGGTCTTAACGGAGCAATAAAACCATAATCTTCGCACAAATCTCTCTCGTTTGACGTGTGCGAGAAAATATGATGTCTTTCCACCCCGTACTGACCGGTATACATACAGTGATCCATATCGTCTGTAAAAATGCTCCATAGCCTTTTAGCCAAAATCCACACCGTACCTCTCTTTTAATATCCTCTTTTCGTCCGGCGATGCAATATCAGCATCCGGTATCCCTGCTTCCTTGCAACACTGCACCAATCCATCAATCAATCTAGCCATCTCTTCCGTGTTGTAGGTATGCGACCCTCTTAGCAATTTGTATGTCCGGTACATAATACCGTCATTTCCCTCTCGGACCTGTGAAGTCGCTTGCAGATGGTAGTCTGTTGCGTTCTTGACTTTTTTCTCCGCCTCTTCTGTATCTGGAATGGTAATATACACTGCCTTATCTCCAAAAAGTTCAACTTGTCCATATCCACAAAGAAGCATGTTATGCGTCTCCGGATTTGATAAGCCTATCTTTTTTGCTAATTTAGTAAGCAGTACCCAGTAATATGCATTTGCATCAAGACTCCGACGGCGCCTGTATGGCTTTATTTCAAGACTTAGCTTCTCACAGTCCTTAAGTTCTTCGTATGCCTGTCGAAAATCCTCGACAGGCTCAAACAACAATGTCAGCTTACCGGTTACAAAATCAATTACCGGTTGTTTTAACTGTCCTGTAAATTTCACTACTCATCACCATACTTCTTTTTAATTGCGTTTAGCATTTTAGCCGCCTCTCCTTCGGTTAAAGTGTCACGCGTTCTTCCGTTTCCGCAAATCCATGCATCTAAATCGATGCCGTGAGAAATGCACAATTTCTCCAACGTCTTTATTTTTGCTGAAGAAACTAGGTTATCAGCTGTTTCAGGGATTTGAGCATCCATCTTGTCATATTCTTCCTTAAGCCACAAATCAAATCCTAAACCTGTATGTATCGCAACACACTTCACAAACGCCCTGCACATACTATTCCATACTCTCTGTTGCGACATCGAATTGTCTTTCACAGGATTCGCTCCGTTCATTACAGGCGTCTGCATCTCGTACTCATTATCATCGATGATCACTCGAATGCGTGTCTCGTAACAGCGGTTTGTATTCCCTTTGGAATCTGTAAAAACAGCATCAGACATTCTAAGGCTTCCGCCTGACTTTTCGTTTGGAATTGGCTCCCAGTAAACTTTCGTGGCTCCATTTTTTCGAAGCAAGTCAATACACATAGCCCAATTCAGATACAGTAACCCGTCTCGTTTCTCACAATATGGCTTTACATCTATATTTCTAAGCTCATCATAACTTTTAAGCATTTTCTTCCTCCTCGTGCACATAGTTTCCCGAGTAAAACCACTCGACAAACTCTTTTCTCAATTCATCGCTCCATTGCATCTGCTCTAATGCGTATCGATAAGCGTCACAATCATTTATGCATGTCCCTTTTTCTTGTCCGGCAATGCCTATGTACATGCGATCAACTCCTTTAATGTAAATTGCCCGTCTTTTTCCTGCTTAAGCAATTGTTCGTATTGTTCCTCTGTCTCCTTACGTTTTGCTATGCAATCACATTTTTCACCTGGATCAAGGTAAGCACCACATTCCTCACATATGTAATTATGCATTGCTTATCACCTAATCTAGTTGGAAAAACTCAACATTGTTATACTTAAAAGCGACGCGCCCCAAATTGTTTATGTATAGATTAGCCCCTACCGCTATCGCCATATCTTCCAAGCCTTCGTACACATGTACGCCCCTTGTAATACCTGTGCATATCTTAATATTCTCATCGAAATTTTCGTACAGTTCCATTTCTTTAAATAAAACAGACTGTTTTAATACCCACTGTCTCAAATTCATTTGACTTTCCCTCCAAAATCCTCTACAATTTAATTGTGTTTTTAAACTTGTGCCCGAAAAAAGGTCTGCAAACCTTGGGCACTTTTTTAGAATCCCATTGTAGTTAAAAATGCAAGGCATCTTCCAACCGCCATTCCAAATCCAAATATCGTAGCCACAACTGCTATGATTGCGTATACTTTGCAACATAACTCGGCTTTGAGTTTGTCCCTCTTTTCCTGTCGTATCTTTTTCAGCATTGCTTGATTTCTCTTCTCTAACATCTCATTACGCTCAAGCAGTTCGTGATAATACGTAATCGCATTCTGAATCTCCTTCATCTGCTCCTCTGTTCTAATTTCCTCCATCTTTCCTTCTCCTTTTCTTTGCTCTATTTTTTGTTGCGTTTGTAACGCTGGTACTCTTTGTATGTCACTGCTTGTCCATCACCTCCTTTACCGCCTAAGCGGTTCTTTCGTACCCTATTTGCTTTGCAGCTTTCTCATTCAGCTGGTTTGAAATTTCTTTTCTCTCCTCTTCTGTGAGCGTAGAAATATCTACTGGCTTTCCATCTATATAGATGAAATTTTTTATTTTCACTTGCACCACCTCTCTTAAATGTATGTACCGCTGTTTGTACTTGTTGCGTTGTCCACCGAAATCTCCTATACTTTAGATACAGGACACTGCCATGTCCGAGTATTACGAAAGGAGAATTATCATGAGACGTTACAAATCACCATTTAACGGAAATCGCTATGTTTTAAACAGAGCAACTGGTGAAATTCATGACCTGGACAATGAGACGACAAATTGCCAGATAGATGAAATAAAACCTGAAAATGTCATAAATTGTGCAAGTTATGAAGACGCTCGATTAAGAGCTGCTTTTCTTTCACCATATGGCGGCAACGGTTGCTATTATTGCTTACGCTCAAAAGATAATGGATAACCACTTTGGGCTATGGATTCCAATGTCTGTAGCCCTTCCTCTGAAAACTCTTCTGAAAGGAATTGTTCAATCTCTTTTGGATTTTTCTTATCCTTTAGAATGTCATACATCAATTCAGAAAATTTCCTTATATCTGTAACTGCTTTTAATGCTTCAAATTTGTTCGGCATCCCATTCCTTTTTCTTGCTAAAAATCTCTCCACAGACTGCCATGCATCTGTTTTCTCTAATTCTTCCCAGTCTTTTTCCGGAAGTTCAAAGCTTACCATTGCTTTAGGTTCTTTATTTGGATAGTATTTTGTATGTACAAATGCTTCGTACACCTTCTTCACCCCGCTTTCTACTCTAAGAAATACTCAATACTTACTCCGAAGTAATCGGCTACGCAATTTCATTTAATGAAATCTGTGCATTTGCATTATCAATCATTTCTTTCAAATATGTAGGCACTTCATACATATCAATACATTCATGAGCTTCATAGAGATACTTACGCTTCAATGCTTTGTATGATTTTGGTTTTCCATCATCTGAATAAATACCGAACTCTCTTTTGATTTGGTCGTAAATATCTCGGTATACTTTGGAACGGATATTGTTGTCATTGTATGCCTCTGACTTCTTTCCTCCAAGAACTGCCACCCCTTTTCGTTTCACATGGTTTGAAAGTTCGTCTGCTTCGCTTCCATACAGAGGAATGTCAAATTCTAACTTATCCATTCTGTTCTCGATTTTCACAATCTTTTCATCATGCATAAGAATTGCTTTCATTTCTGTAGAAAGATTTTTCATAAAGTCACTTGCTTTGAAATATGTATTCACTAGCTGACGTTGAACTTTCCAAGCCAAATCATCTGTAAACGATTTGACTAACATAAGATATCCTTGTTCTGTCATAAGTACCAAACCATTTGGAGCTGTAATACCAAACTCATTTTGTGCTTCGGACGAATTTCGTACGAAGTAGTCCTCACCTTCAATCAAATGCTTCTTATTAGTGTTGTAATTTCTTCGTGCAGTTCCTTCAGGTCTTTCATGCACAAGGTCAATATCTTTCAAGGTAACTACTCTCTGACCTTTAAATTCCTTTACTGAAATCTGTTGATTCCCAATTTGGATTAATCTGTTCAATACTATTCACCTCCTATCCTGTTTTCTTATCATTATTCTCTTTCTCAACTTCTTCCTTTTCAGAGACCATCCGTTCCGCAGAGCCCAAAAAATATCCCTTATCAAATTCGGACATCTTCGGAAGTGCTTCTGAAATGGATTCGATGATTTTTTTCTCTCTTTCTGACATTTTCTCACTCCTCTCTCTAATACTTTATTGCCAGTTCATTTTATTTCTCCTATAATTTAATTACCGAGTACCAGTCGGAATAATTATGAAAGGAGAATCTGTTATGACTGATAATGAAAAACGTGCACATGATTTAGCACTTCTTTATATTCAAGGACAGGTAAATCGTAATATTGTTGAAATCCACAATACCCAGATAAATGATTTAAAGGATTTCTCAATGAATTACGCAGATATTTATTTGACTATTCTTGAATATTTGAATCAAAATCTGTTGTAAATTTTGTACTGCTTTCCAGTAAATCAATCTGTTCCCTAATTTTTTTAGGAAATACTCTGGAAAGTTCAAACATTTCATTAATGCTGAGACCTTTTTCTGCACAAATTCTTAACAATTCACAGGAAATGGTCTCGATTTTTTCTTTTTTATCCATATTGCACCTCGCTTTGTTTGTTGTTGTACGACTATTGTACGTCGTTTTTTCAACTTTGTCAATACCCATTTGTTGATTTTTCAACATTTTATAATTGACATTTATTCGCATGTGGTTTATAATCCGAATTAGATAGGAGGTGCACAAATGAAAGAACGTATAAAGGAACTGCGTAAATCATTAGGAATAACTCAACAAGAATTTGCCGATAAGCTTGGCTTAAAAAGAAATACGATTGCTACATATGAAATAGGAAAAGCAGTTCCAAGCGATAGAGTCGTTTCTGATTTATGTAATAAGTACAATGTAAACGAAGAATGGCTTCGCACAGGCGAAGGAGAAATGTTTATAGCTTTAAATAGAACACAACAAATCGCACAACTTACGACTGATTTATTTAAAGGGGAAAAAGACTCTTTTAAGGAAAGGTTGCTTTTAGCACTCGCAAAGCTCGATGAAAATGAGTGGAAAGTGCTGGAGAAAATTGCAGAAGACTTGACAAAAGAAAAGGACTAGGTTTTCCCTAATCCTTAAGTCTTTTGATAATCTCAATTATAAATAGAAGCGTTTCTTCATCTTCTATTTGATTGATTAATTCGAGTAATTGTGATTTGATGTCTGTTGTGTTCATGGTATGTATTCCCTCCTGCGTTTTGTGTACTTGAACGCACGTTCGAAATTCCTTGTTTAAATAATACTACTCTTCGTAATTTATTTCAAGAACTTTTTCGAACATTTGTTCTTAAAAGGGTTGTTTTATTTGCCCTTTTACTATATATACACATGACTAACGGAAATCTAACGCGGTTTTTGGGATTTGTCCCAGATGTGGGACACTTATTTATATGGAGAGTCTAAAAGGTCTGAAATTCGTACTTTTAGACCTTTGGCAAGAAGTTCAAGAGTGTCAGCTGACGGGGAAATTTCATTATTCATAATCCGCTGGATTGATGATTTTGAAATCCCAGTTAGATTTGATACTTGACGAATTGTTAAGTTTTTACTTAGCATAATTTTATCAAGCAAGATTTTCATAATGTAATTATTTTAACCTTGCAAAAACTGAAAATCTACAGGTAAATAATGGAAATGATATAACCGCTACGGCGTTTATATAAACACAAAAGAAAGAGAGAAGGAGGGGGATATTATGAAATGTCCTAACTGCGGAACAGAATTTGATTCAAAATTTTGTCCCAACTGCGGATTTGATTCTTCCGCACAAAATAATGAGAATATTAATTCTCAAAACTTTACATCGCAATATCAAGCGTACAATTATAATAGTGGTTCTTATACGAATCGCGCAAACGCTACAGAATTGCCTAAAACAAAATGGTATCAGAAAACTTGGTTCACTGTACTAATGCTGATTCTATTTTGGCCTGTTGGATTATGCTTGATGTGGATTAATCGAAAAAATTGGAATACTGTTGTGAAAATCATTATTACAGCATTGTTTATCCTTTTGGGTATTGGATTATATATATCTGATGATGAATCCGTAAATACTAAAAGTGATAACTCAACAATAGTTTCAGATACCGGCAATAAAAAAGAAAAGACTGTTGCAAGTATTTCTGCCACATACAATGGCTCTACTGAGGCAGGTACTGTATTGGATCCTAACAATAAAGGCATCACTGTTACAGCTACATATGATGATGGGACTTCCAACACTGTTACTGACTTTACGATTTCAACACCTGCTACTTTAGAAGCAGAGCAGGAAAGCAACGTAACTATAGAATATAATGGTGTTTCGTGTGTATTAAATGTAAAATGCACTACACTATCGCCTGAAACATTTAAAGCGCAATGCCAGGATATTCCGTATGAAGATTTAGCACGTACACCGGATTCTTACATAGGACAATACGTAAAATTTACAGGTGAAATCGTCCAAGTAATAGATGATGGTACGTCTGCAACATACAGAATTAATGTAACACAAGGCGATTATGGATTATGGGAAGACACTGTCCTTGTAACTTATGATTATCAAGATAACCAAAGCAGATTCCTTGAAGATGATATTGTAACATTTTACGGAACATCAACGGGATTATACACGTACCAATCAACTATGGGAGGAAATATCACTATACCTAGCGTTGTTGCTGGATACATTGACTTAAATTAATTTTTAGCAACTGCCCCGACACAGTTCGGGGCACAACAAAATAGTATGCTTACATAAGACAACAAAAAACCGTCCCTACTTTACATAGAGACGGCTAATACACCCGAAGATGTACAGTAATTCTGAACAAATATATTGTATCATCTTCGGAAACACCCGTCAACGGAACATATTTTCGTTGGGTGTTATTTTTATACATTTTTTTAATATATATAGACGAGGTGATATGAATGAAAACAGGAGCATTATATATACGTGTAAGTACACACATGCAAGACGAACTGTCCCCCGATGCGCAGAAGCGACTTCTTTTGGAATACGCAAAAGCAAACGACATTCTCGTGTCAAGCGATTACATATTTATCGAAACCGGAATTTCCGGACGCAAGGTTGATAAACGTCCTGAATTTCAGAAAATGATTTCACTGGCTAAGACCAAGCCTGCGCCATTCGATTCTATACTTGTGTGGAAATTCAGCCGATTTGCAAGAAATCAAGAAGAAAGCGTTGTTTACAAATCACTTCTCAGAAAGCAATGCAATGTAGATGTCATTAGCGTATCAGAACCCCTTATTGACGGTCCATTTGGTTCACTGATCGAACGTATTATTGAATGGATGGATGAATATTATTCCATTCGACTTTCCGGAGAAGTAACAAGAGGAATGACAGAGAAGGCTCTACGTGGCGGATACCAAGCAAGACCGCCACTCGGATATAAGATTGCGGTTAAGGGAGAACCACCAATAATTGTTCCGGAAGAAGCTAAGATTGTACGCATTATATTTCAAAAATATGTGTATGAAAAGCAAGGCTACTTTGACATTGCACGATATCTAAATAGTCTCGGCTACAAAACATCTCACGGAAAGTCATTTGAAGCTAGATCCATCGACTACATAATTCAGAATCCAACTTATTGTGGTATGATACGATGGAACAGAACGGAGAATGAAACCAACCGAATAAAAGATAAAGATGAGTGGATCATAACAGAAGGGCATCACGAACCAATTATAAGCAAAGAGTTGTTCGATGCAGCACAAGATCGTTACAAATCCACTTACCGCCCTAGGGGAGCGCGCCCCTCTTCTACCTATCGTCATTGGCTTAGTGGTCTTCTCAAATGTCCACATTGCGGGCGTACCATGATTGCAAAACGAGTGGTTAAAAAATCAAACGGCGCTAACTACGCATATTTTACTTGCTATGGTTACAGTAAGGGGAAATGCTTGATTCCGAGTAATGTGAGTTCTCTGAAATTAGAGCCGGCTGTCTTATCTTCGCTGAAAGAAATACTGGACACGAAAACACTTTCATTCGAATACAAAGTTATCGAACAGACGGAACAGGTTGATGAAAAAGCTCTCTTAGAGGAACAGCTGCAACAAATCGCACTTAAGGAACAAAGGATAAAAACAGCTTACCGAGAAGGCATTGACACCATTGAAGAATATAAACACAACAGAGAAATTATTGAGCGTGAAAGAGATGAAATACAACAAAAAATATATGAACTTGAATCTGTAGATATGGATACTTCCGACGATAAAGCTATCATGTTAAAGAAAATTCAGAATGTTTATGAAGTGGTATCCTCGTCCGATTATACTGATCAGCAAAAGAATGAAATGTTAAAGACCATTGTGGATAAGTATGTTTACGACAAAGAAAATGACACACTAAATGCTTACTATTATCTCGCAAAACCTCAGTAA